CATAGGAGCTTTACATATCAAGAATTTTCGCAACGATATGCTGATACCAATCTTCTAAACAAAACTATTCCCCTTCCAGAACTTCGTCGTCAGGATGACAAGAATCGTCAGAACTCTATTGATGACATTCCAGATTATCTGAAACTGACTTTGAGTGAAGATATTCGTGTTCACTTTGAGCATGGTCTGCGTCTCTATAATCGTCTTCTAGAGAAAGGTGTGGCAAAGGAGTGTGCAAGGTTTGTACTCCCCTTGGCGACCCCCACAAGACTTTATATGACCGGTTCTGTGCGTTCTTGGATTCATTATATTGACTTGCGTTCTGCTCATGGAACACAGAAGGAACATATGGAGATTGCAGAACTGGTACGTTGTATCTTTACCTGCCAGTTCCCCGCAGTATCTGAAGCACTCGGTTGGACTCGTGAGGGTTGCTCGGATTGTTCCGATGCTCCTTCTATCACTATTGAATAAATATCATCACACCACTTAAAATACAAATGCCAACTTACAGATTTGAAAATACTGAAACGGGTGAAATTTTTGAGAAGTGGATGTATATGTCTGAAAAAGATGGATATCTTAAAGACAACCCACATCTTAAACCACTTATTCCAACACAAATGAATGTTGGGGAAGTTGGTGACTGGGCTAACAAACTAGTCAATAAACACCCAGGATGGAATGATGTTCTTCACCGAGCAGCTAAAATGCCAGGTTCTAAAGTAAAACCAATCACTTGATTATATGCCTAAGAAAAGAGTAACGAATCCAGTTCCATTTGGAATGAGCAATAGACAAATGAAAAGAAAAAAACCAATCAATCTTGATATAATGAGGACGATTGAGCCTCTGACAGATAATCAGGAGGTACTCTTCAAAGAATATAAACTTGACCAAAACTTAGTTGCATATGGTGCAGCAGGGACTGGTAAAACATTCATTACTCTTTACAATGCATTGCGTGATGTTTTGGATGAGAGAACTCCTTATGAAAAGATTTACCTTGTTCGTTCTCTTGTAGCAACTCGTGAAATTGGTTTCCTTCCAGGAGACCACGAGGATAAGTCAAGTCTTTATCAAATTCCTTATAAGAATATGGTAAAGTATATGTTTGAAATGCCAGATGACTCTGCATTTGAAATGCTTTATGGAAATCTTAAGACTCAGGGTACAATTAGTTTTTGGAGTACTTCTTTTATCCGTGGAACTACTCTGGATAATGCAATCATTATCGTTGATGAATTTCAAAACTTAAACTTCCACGAACTTGATAGTATCATTACTCGTGTTGGTGAGAACTCAAAGATTATGTTCTGCGGTGATGCTACTCAGTCAGACCTCGTGAAGACAAATGAGAAAAATGGCATTGTAGATTTTATGAGAATTTTGCGAGTCATGCCTTCAATGTCAATGATTGAATTTGGAGTTGAAGATATTGTTCGTTCAGGTCTCTGTAAAGAATATCTTATTGCTAAAATGGAATTGAATCTCTGATGTTTAATCATGTTGAATTAAATCTTCCTTCTCTTGAGAGGGAACTGATTGATGGAGTTCGTTATTATAAGGTTCCAAATAATGATGAACTTCAAAAGTTTGTATCTATCACATCAGTTATTAGCCACTTCAGTAAAGAAAAGTTTGCTAAGTGGCGTGAAAAAGTTGGTGAGGATGAAGCAAACAGAATTACTAAAAGGGCAACTAGTCGTGGAACTGATGCTCATACTTTAATTGAACATCACTTATTGAATCAAGAACTACCGACAGTTCAACCAATTTCCGAACATCTTTTTAAGATTGCTAAACCAGCTTTAAGTCGCATAAATAATATTCATGCTCTTGAAGGTTCTCTTTATAGCCAATACTTAGGTGTTGCTGGGACAGTCGATTGTATTGCAGAATTTGACGGAGAACTTTCAATCATTGATTTTAAAACTTCCAAACAACCAAAACCACGAGAGTGGATTGATGGATATTTTGTTCAGTGTTGTGCCTATGCATGTATGCTTCATGAACTCACTGGACTAACAGTTAAAAAGTTCGTGATTATTATGACATGCGAAAATGGGGAAGTAGAAGTATATGAAGAAAGAGATAAAGCAAAATACATCAGAATGTTGACGCAATATATTAAGAAGTTTGTTACTGATAAGACTTCTTGACTATAGTTCAATTTTGTTTTAGAATGGATGCAGTTGAGGAAAAAGATTGTACATTACAGTGTTAGGTCAAATGGAGAATGAATTAGAAAAAGCACTAGAAAATAAGTTTTTCTGTCCTTCTCGGTTTGCTCAAGAGATTGAGAATCTTGTTCAACATAATGAAGACATGAATTATATTGATGCCATCATTCACTTCTGTGAAAAAAATAGTATTGATGTTGAATCTGTTCCGAAACTTATTTCTAAACCACTCAAAGAAAAGATTAAGTACGAAGCTATGGAGTTGAACTTCCTTAAGAAGACTTCCCGAGCAAGATTGGTCTTTTAGTTCCATTTTTCGGGGAAAAAATTTCCCGGTAAAAATCCCTATATTACTTTTTTGAATGGTGCCTTTTGATACTTATAAGACCTACCTTGCCCTGAAGAATCACTTTACGAAAGATTCTTATGATTATCACAAGTATCAAGGTAAGAGTCGTGCATCTCTACAATCCTTTTATAAAAGGAAGGATAGATATTGGTTTGAAAAACTATCAAGACAAAAAGAAGATAAAGAAGTAATAGATTTTTTTGTTGCCAACTTTACATCATGTTCAGACCCACAAACATTGTGGATTGGTGAAATGATTAAAGAAGGTGAAACGAGATATAAGTCTTGGCAAAAAAGAATACAATCACTTTCCTATTTGTTCAGGGAAGAATCTCAACAATTATTTGAAAACAAATTTGAGGAAGTATTTGATTGCTCTAAAGGTCATCCAATACTTCTTAAAAGTTTCCTGATCGGTAATATTAGCCTAGAAACCCTAGTAATATACGATAAGATATTCCTGTTCGGGAACAACTTTGATAAGAAACTAAAAGATCCTGTGTGGGAAACCGTCAGTTTAAAAATGAAAAAATATTCTCCGTTCCTACATATAGATGTATTCCATTATAAAAAGATACTCAAGCAAGTTGTTGGAGGAACATGAGTTTTTTTGATTCCGAAGTCGTCCGTGCAGAGATGGCTGAGATATCTGATCTTCAAGAAGATATCTATAAGAATGTGTTTGAATTTCCTCGTATGAGTAAGGAGGAAAAATTGTTTCATGTTGCTCTTCTTGAAAAACTGTTGAACAAACAGCAAATTTTATACACTCGTTTAAAACTTTCCGATGATCCTGAAGCAATTCGGATGAAGGAAAAAATCCAAGAATCTGCTAGAGTAATGGGACTTCCTCCTCATGTTGATATGAATGTAATATTCAACAACATGACTCAATTACTTGAGACCATGAAGGAACGCATTGACAATACGGGTTCCGACCTGTAGACTGATGGGGTACACAAAGGCCAAATCCAAACAATCCGAGGTATACAAATGTCTTTTGAAAATCTGAAAAAGCAATCCAAACTTGGTTCTCTCACCGAGAAACTGGTGAAAGAAGTTGAAAAAATGAGCAGCAGTGGTGGTGGTCCAGATGAACGTTTCTGGAAACCTGAAATGGACAAGACTGGTGTTGGTTCTGCCGTCATTCGTTTCCTTCCAGCACCTGAAGGTGAAGAACTTCCCTGGGTTAAGATATATGCACATGCCTTCCAAGGTCCTGGTGGTTGGTACATTGAAAACTCACTGACTACTATTGGTCAAAAGGACCCTGTTTCTGAGCACAATCGTGAACTCTGGAACAGTGGTAGTGAGAAAGATAAAGAAACTGTGCGTAAGCAGAAGCGTAAACTGTCTTACTACAGCAACATCTATGTGGTGAAAGACCCCGCAAATCCTCAGAACGAGGGTAAAGTCTTTCTGTTCAAGTTCGGTAAGAAAATCTTTGACAAGATTCTCAATGCTATGCAACCTGAATTTGAAGATGAAGAACCCATCAATCCTTTTGATTTCTGGGGTGGTGCAAACTTCCGTCTGAAGATTCGTAAGGTTGAAGGTTACTGGAACTATGACAAGTCTGAGTTTGATAGTTCTGGTCCTCTCCTGGAAGATGATGATGCTCTGGAAGCAATTTGGAAGAAAGAGTATTCTCTCTCCGCAATTGTTGCTCCTGACCAGTTCAAGTCTTATGAAGACCTTGAAAAGCGTCTGAAGTATGTTCTGGGTCAGAAGTCTGCTCGTGCAGCAGTTCAGGAGCAAGAAGATGATTATGAGTCCTACACTCAAACTCCTTCTAAGGAAGAGAGTGTAATTGCAGAACTGGAACAATCCTTTGCTCGCAGTAAGTCCCCTTCACTTCCTAAGATTGAAACATCCGATGAAGATGAAGATGATGCTCTGAGTTATTTCCAGCGTCTTGCTGAAGACTGATTACTCAAACATTCTAATATTATCTCCCCTCTTCAGGGTAGCATTCACATACTGGGTGCTACCCTTTTTATATGGCATAATATCATCAAGATCATTAAAGACTACATTGAGGTATTGTGGTTTAAGAGTAAAAATATTTCTTTTTTCATCTTCTAGTCTTGATTCATATTCATAGTTAGTGATTGGAATAAGAATTGTTGATGATGGAATAGTTACATAATATCCCAATCTATCATCAAAGTATTCATAGTAATAAGAGTTTCCTCCAGTTCCAACTCTAAACAGAACTTCTTCCCTCTGACTTGTACTTAATACTGGTATTGCAATTGATGGAACCGAAGATAATTCATATGTGAAAGAAACTGCAATATCATCTGTGGGGATATATGCAGAAGTAACTCTGAATCTTCCATTATAGATGTTCTCTGATACATTGTTTATTACAACTTCCGAACCAATCGTCAATCCTTTGATTCCGTTATTCATTGTAACGGTTACTGTTGTAGATGGAGTAACTCCATTTCCAGAAAATATTTGTGATATTTTTGAGTTGTTTATTTCAATAAAGTTTCCATTTGTTTTCCAAGTATTTGGCATTCTAGTTCCAGCAGGAATTAATGTTGCTCCTGCAGAATTTTTAATTTCTATGGTTTCGTAGTGATGGATACCAGAATAAAGAGTTTCATAAGAACCATACTTTTCAAGCATCACTTTATCAAATACTGACTGCGCCATAGGCCATTCAGTTTGAATATTAAGAATATTATTTGAAAGTAGGATTATCCAATCAAGAGTTTCGTCATTATATAATTTGTATGCAACATTGTCTGGTCTTTCGTCTCCAATAATCTTATACTT